CTTGAACCCTCACGAGCGTACGCTCACCACCCCCTCAAGATGGCGTGGCATTTAAAACACATTTACAAAACCAACAAATGTAATAGTTACCTACTTTATTGATGCATATATAGTTGTATATTTTACTATATTTTTATATAAATTGATGTCAAAATGATGTCATATATAATATATCCATTATATAGAACGATCCACTTCTTTCCCGTATAGCCTTTCCATGCCTTGACGGGTTACAAGCCAATTCTTACCCGATTTTCTAGCTTCGTCATCGGTAAATTGTTTATTTGCATATCTCTTTAAGCAGCATTGCTTGATAGAATCAGCTGGTACATTCCATCTTTCACCAGCCTCTTGTGTAGTCATTACATCAGCTAATTTCATTATAATACTCCCAATATAACTAATAGATTGTAAACGGATAATATAAGAGCAATAATACTAATTATTAAAGTTAATCTTGAAATCATATATTTCCCATTGATATAATGGTGAGGAAGAGTGGGGCTCTTTCGAGCCCCTGTGGTTACTCCTTATTAATCGCCGTTATCACCGCAGTTGCTAGTTGGATGATAGCTATTACTAAGGGTAGCCACTTTTTTATTTTCTTCCTTTTCAATGGTTTCACCTCCTTCCCTATGTCTACATTATAACACGTTTTCGTGTTATATACAATAGTTTTTTTATTATTTTTACAAACAAAAATAGAGCCTACCAACATAGATTTAATCTAGGTTAGTAGGCTCTTTTATTTATAGTTGCGTGTATCCACCATTACACGCTATGGAGATGTATGGATCACTTCCTTAATGTTTGAACGCTACCCCTATAATTGCGCCACCACTTAACACTTGTGATACATTTCGTTGCATCCGCAAGCGTTTAATGGTTTTCTTGTCGTTCTCTATTTGCCCTTTCAATTCGGTCAAAGAGTTCTGCATTTCGTTTAAGGTAACTTCTTGCTTCATTGATTGAAGCTTGGCTTGCATCAATTCGTTTTCCAATTTGTTGATTGTATTGTGTGCTTCGGTCAACTCGGTCTTTTGCTTCATGACTAAGCTCTGAGCTTCGGTCAATGGAATACTGGATGCTTCGATTGAGCTCAAGGCTTTCTCGTTGTTTTTCTTGAGCTCGTTCCACTGCGTTAATGGTATGCTGATAGTCGCTTCCGTTTGGCTGGTAGAGGATATATCCTGCGCAAAGGATGAAGATGATGCCAATACAACCGATAATAACATAGCGGTAAGTAGAGTTATTAAATAATACTTTGATTTTGTCATGCATTATTGCCCTCCTGCGTAGTCAGTAATTCCCCTAGCGATAGCACGAACGATAGTGTCTAAATCATTAGTTAACATAGCATGGTCTTCTTCGTTATCAATAAATGCCATCTCAACTAATACAGCTGTTGCATCTGTACCATTTAGCACCCAAAGGTCATCCCGTTTTTTTACGCCACGGTCTACTGTATTAATGCTGCGGATGATTTGGCTTTGAATATCATTGGCCAATCGTTGACCATTAAAGGACTTATACAGTGTTTCAGTTCCTCGAGCTTCCGTGTTAAACGCATTACAGTGTAGAGACACAAAGATATCAGCTCCCCAAGAATCAGATTCAGAACATACTAGACCTAAATCATCATCTTGAAGAGTACGCACTTCACATCCTGCTGTTTCCAAATAGCGAGCTAACATTTTGCCCGCATCACGGGCCACATCACATTCACGTGTCCCATATACCGGGTTAACTGCCCCACTATCTAAATTAATATCATGTCCGGGATTAATAAAAACTTTCATTGTTTATCCTCCTCTTCTAATTTATCTGGAATGCCATTATTATTCTTATCTAGCCAAAGTCCTAAGAAGCCTACAACAGCCATTAATACGCTAGGGATGAATATATGATCTATGATATTAATCCCTACATTAATCAGCTTGTTCGCCTCGTCAGATACGTACCCTCTAACAAATGACATAACATACTGAGTTATTACCAATAAAATAGGCACTAGCATAACAAATACTAGCGCCCGTGTAGCGAATATACCTGTAGGGTGGATGTTAGCCACCCTTACAGATTGATATGATTTTTTAACTGTATTGATGAGATTTGGCGGTATGTTCATGTAGCTCCTCCTTTATATCATCAACACGAGCTTCGATGCCATCGACACGAGATGTTAACTTAACATGCTCTGTGTATGCCTTAGTCCTCTGCTCACGTGATAGCTTAATCTCATCTTTCAAATCTTTTAATGTATCGGTAAGCACGCCCATTTTCTCCTGAAACATCAAATTATCTTGCATTCTTTGAAGGTCCAGTTTTTCAAGTAGCGGGATAATCAGTAATCTATATCCTGCCCCTGCTACTACGCCTACTATAGTAAGCGTAGTTAAAATATCATCTAGTTGAAATTGCCATGTCCAGATGAGATATGCACCCCCTTACTCTGTTTCCGTAAAATCAGTTAATTCTTGCATGTGTTCTCCCTGTGGTTTGATTAATTATAAATGGTCAACGTTTTGGTTGCCTGTGTTGATGTAGCTATTGTTAGCCGCACCCCATTCAATGGTATTCATATCAAAGGCCAGAGTTTTGGTTGCCTGTGTTGATGTAGCTATTGTTAGCCGCATATTGTTATTATCCCCTTTAAACGTTACGTTTTCAGGCGTTTCTACAAAATAAGGGCCATATGAGTTATAGTTATCTCCTAAATCAAGCGTTGCTGGTCTATTGGCATAAATTACCTTTTTCGTAATATTCCAATTCTTAGGGTTATCTTTGAAATTACCTCTAACTGTGTTATTTGAAATATTCATTTTCAAGATATCCCCATAGCGTTTGTATACAATGCCATTTTCGGTATATTCTTCATCAGCAACTGCACTAGTTTGAACACCAGCGATTTTGTATTCTGCAACTTTTGCACCTGTGAAATTGTGATAAGTGAGTTTTATATCATCTTCGCCTAGAGGTGGAATTGTTACATTACAAGACCCAGCACTGTCTAGTGTGAAAGGTGTGTCGTTACCAACTACCTTAACACTGTAATGAGGTTCACCTGTTACTACTACCACTTGTTGCCCTTTGGTTACGCTTGGAATAGTCAACGGCTTAAATTCAGTACGAGGGAACGGCTTACCCATATTTCCAATTAAAGCAGTAAGTACATCATCAACGTTAGCACTCTCGCACCATACATTTCCACTTAACAAGGTACGATATGCAGTTTCTGCAGTTGCATTTTTGCCATCTTCACCTTTATCGCCCTTTGGCCCTTTAAGTGCGTTAAGTTGTTCTTGCGTGAAGTCGGAATACTTAAAAGGTTCCCCTTTAGGGCCTGGTAGTCCTTGCTCACCTTTGGGGCCTCTAATATTACCCAATCTAATTCTAGCCATTTATTTTACCTCTTTCCAAAATCCAACAATATCTAAAATGTAACGTTTGTTATTCCCTACAACTCCCCAACCTTTAATGTTACGAGAGTTTGGTTCTACGTAAACGCTATTATTATTTGCATCAACTGATACTTCTAACAAGCGGTTTGGTACTGGAGCATCATTAGGAAGCGTACATAATACCTCACCTCTACCAGAACCACCTGCTGGAACTACTTTCATATCTAAGTGTAATTTACCAAAGCCTGTGGCAGGGTTAAATTCAAGATACCCTCTACCTGCACCAGGTGCCCCTGCTTGTGCATTACCCCACACAACATCATATATCTTAGTTACGGCAATATTTACTGCAGTAGTGCCTGTATTACTTGCAAGGTTGGAATAAGCAATATCTACAAACAAATCACCATTTTCATCTAATGTAAATGTTATTTCTGGTTGTGTACCATTGTCGCCTTTAGGCCCTTTTAATAAAGTTAGCTGATTCGGAGTAAAGTCAGCATAAGTAAAAGGTTTACCGTCTTTACCAGGTAAACCAGTATCGCCTTTTGGGCCTTTTAATGCTTCAAGTTGTGCAGCTGTAAAATCCGCATAGGTAAATGCTTTACCGTCCCTACCAGGATTACCGTCTTCACCTCTAGGGCCCGGATCACCTTTAGGCCCTTTAAGTTGTGATAGTTGCTCCTGTGTAAAATCACTAAATTTAAATGGTTCACCCTTATCGCCTTTAGGCCCTTTAAGTGCATTAAGTTGTTCCGCAGTAAAGTCGCTATATCTAAACGGCTCACCTTTAGGGCCTTGTGGCCCTCTTAATTTTTCAAGTTGTTCTGGAGTAAGTTGTACATTAGATGCTGAAGTATACTGATTAATTTCAGATTTTTTAACATAGTTATCTAATTCAGTCTTTTTGCTATAGTTGGTTTCAGCATCGGCTTTTAGTAAATAACTAGTTAACTCTGTTTTTAACGCATACTTTGGGTCTCCTAACATTGTTAGATAGCTTCTTAAATCTACTTTCTTTAAATAAAGATTATCAGCATCTGTCTTTGTTGTATATCCACTAAGGTCTACATTAGCACCAGTACCAGGAGGGCCTGGTTCACCTTTATCTCCTTTAGGGCCTTTAAGTAATGCTAATTGCTCAGCAGTAAAATCGGAATATTTGAACGGTTCACCTTTTGGGCCAGGTGGTCCAGGAATTCCTTGTTCACCTTTAGTTCCGTCTCTTCCTGGTGGCCCAGGAGGACCTTGCAAGCCTTGTTCACCTTTTGCTCCGTTAATTCCGTCTTTACCAGGAGGTCCTGGTGGCCCTTGAATACCCTTATCACCTTTAGGGCCTTTTAATAATTCTAACTGATCCGGAGTAAAGTCAGCATAGGTAAATGCTTTGCCGTCTTTACCAGGTAAACCAGGGTCGCCTTTAGGCCCTTTTAATGCTTCTAATTGTGCAGCTGTAAAATCATCATATGTGAATGGCTTTCCTTGCTCTCCTGGTTCACCCTTCGGCCCTTGCAATTTAATAATTTGTGCAGCGTCTTTTACTTCAACATTATCTTCTGCATTCATATAAATATTAATAGTATTAGTATTAGTATCGCTCATATTATTTTCCCCTATTACTGATTCCTTGTTTGATGACAACCTTACCTTCTACCAAACATTTAACAGGTCTGTTTCCAACCCACTTAAATAAGTCCCAAAAGTAAGTGCCACTATCAATTGAATTAGTGTCTAAGGTTAGATTGAGTTTGCTTTTTTCACCATCTGAAAGTGGTTGCTCACTATTTGTAATTACAAATCTACCTAGTATTTCATCATCCCAACTATATCGCCTAACGCAGGCAAACACATCTTCTGCATTAATTACTGAATCGCATCCAATAGTTAATGTAATATATTCACCTTGATAAGCAGTCATATCATGCTTGACTGGTAACATCCGCATCATCCTTTTCTAATTCCATTAGATCATTATGGATACACCCTTCAGTTGGGCAAGTGCCGTCTTCGTTAAGTACTTCCCAACAATACTCACAAAATTCCATAACAGGTACTTTACTTTCTCCGATATATTTAGGCATATTACTGCACCTCCTTAATACGAGTTACCATTTCGGTATTTAACTTGATATATTGAGCGCTAATGGCTGTAGTAGGTTTGCCCATTAATAACAATCGGCGTTGAGCCTCTTCTAAGGATTTGAAGCGCGGTTCGTATTCAGATTTGATTGCGTTAATCTTATCTTCCTTTGTAGGAACATACGGATCAGGCGCAACGAATTTTCCGTCTACATACGCTTTACCGCTCATAAATTCATCAAGCATTGCGTCGCCATCTGCAGAGTACACATATTGTGCATTTGGGTAATCGTGTTCAGCTTGCGCCATAATATCATCACGGCTCAACGTGTTATCACACAGGGATGTAATTCGTTCCCCTTTTTCATTTAAAATAAATACATATTGATTCATAGTAGTATCCTTTCGGAGGTGAAATTATGCGCCGTTACGCTGTTATGCTAAAACGTAGACAACGCAATACCATTACATTAAGGCAACTATTTAACGAGTGGTTGCCTATTCACTCTCAGTCTATTTCTGATAGCGCTGTTAAGTCTTATCGCATTGCTTTTAAACACATATCCAACATAGCGGATATGCCTATCACGGATATTCATTTCCAGCACATTCAAAATGTGATTAAATCCATGCACGTAAAAGGACTCTCCTACTCATCTTGTAAGAAAGTCCGTACACTACTTAATCAATTATTTAATTACGCAATCATTAAGGATTACCCTATCACTAATTACGCCCAGCATCTAAATCTAGGCCCCAACATACCAACGATAAAAAGGAGAGTTTTCACTCGCCAACAAATCAACAAATTATGGGCAATAGATACTCCTTATTCCCGTATGATTTTAATACTGCTTTACACCGGACTACGCATCGGTGAGCTACTTAATTTACGCAGGCAAGATATCAATAGACGATCATCATACCTTATTGTGAGACACGCTAAAACAAAAGCCGGTGAAGGTCGTATCATTCCCATTCATCACCGCATCATGCCTATAATAGAGCAACTACATACTAGCGATTACCTATTCACTATCAGCTACACATCATTCCGTAAGCATTTCCAGGATATTATGAAGCAGATTAACTGCAAGCACACTATCCACGATACCAGGCACACATTCGCCAGTTTACTTGATGCGGTTGCACCACCTAACACATTACGTTCTTTACTAGGCCACAAACAAGGTGATATCACCACTAGGGTGTATACACACAAAACCATTCGTGAATTACGTAAAACGATAGAATTATTAAAATAACTCTCCAGTAGGGAATAACTTGGTTTGATACTAATAAGTACTATAAGGATATTTCCCTGCCGATTAGCAGCACCGTACTAATAGCCTTAGCTACCGATGACTCTGTCAGTGTTGAAACTTCTGGTGCACAATGCTTTATTACTTGGAACAGTGGGTTCTCTCAATCTAATAGAACCACCATTCGATTCTTAACCAACAGAGCGGACACAGGCAGTTTCGTTTGGATGGCCGTAGGGAAGTAATAATATCCAGTGGGGAGTTGGTGGCCAAGATAACGTCGTAAAAACGGAAGTAACATTCCCTATTAGATTTACAAGATTATTCATGGCAAATGCGATTGATGCGTATTGGAGTGGGTCAGATACACCAAGATATTTTGCAAACTCTGTAAGCGAAAGCAACAATACAAAAGCTGTATTCGTGGCAAGTGATAAATATGCTGCATCATATTACTGGTTCGCACTAGGGATTATTTAATTACCTACCGCGATATATCTGCCCCAAGCGCTAGTTTTATTTAATCCATCTTTCGCTGCCTGAGAATATACTTTAACCCCTGTTCTAGTATGCTCTCTAAACGAATGGACCTGGTTATCAACATTGTTACCATTCACGTCATTACCAACTACTACGTAACACTCCCTATCAAAGGAAACAGGAAATGAAATTGTACCTCCTATTGGTATGTTATTAAACGCTCCCCACTGGATAGTGAAACCATTCGCAAATTTAACAAAGCCCGCATTAGCATCGAGTTTAGATGCCACGATAGCACCTTGGCCTAGTAAGTTTTTAATTGTAACAAGCGTACTTGCCGGAGAGTCTTTCCAGTTAGCACTACCGAGGATTGCTTTAATTTGGTCTGTAATAGGAGGGTGAGATGAAATATCTGTGTTATGTTGTTTAAATGCTTCTGTTAACTGCTCACGTGTTATCAACGCACCTATATTAACAGTTAGCGATACATTTCCTGTATTACTAAATACCATTCCGATGGTTAATTCTTGAGATACAACTACTGAGCCACTTTCTGCCGGCATTCTGTCCGGTTCAGGGTCCGTAAGGTATGCATACAATATTTCGCCCTTATCAGGATCTTGTGCAAATAACCCAATTTCAGACATTCGAAAAGCTTCATGTATGCCAGTATTAGTTATAACTGTATCAACGCTTACAATTTTACCTTCTAGCTTAACTACAAAATTAGTAGTCTCCCATTTAGAGGAGATTACATCAGTTAATGCCAATGGATTCGTTGCATTAACACCACTACCGACTTTAATTTTCGTGAATGTCAGTTTAGTCTTGCCCGCATTTACCTTTGCTTGCAAAGCAGCACCAACATCAGTCATGGTTGCATTTGACCATTCTGCCATATATTCCTCCTATCTAACGCTATTATCTAGCGCTACATTAATCTTCGTTTTCTTTGATTCAACTGTGTAAGACGTTACATGGGCATTCAAATTAATGCGCCATGCATTTGTAAAGTCACACTTGATATTCACTTTCTTAGATACACCGCACCACCCGGCGAAATATTTATTGAAGTTAATTCGGCGAATGAATTCAATACCATCTAACCAGGACCGTACATTCTTGGCGGCATTGATAGCGCGTATAAGCTTAACAATATCCGATTTACCGGTTAATGGCGCTGTAATGAGCGTAACCTTAAAATAATAAGGCTTACCTCCATACTCGAACCATTCTGCTATTTTCGAATCTGAATATATAGTCTGTACGGCTTTTTCAACAGCATACGGAGTGCCTTTATGGCGGTGAATATCAATCGAATTCTTCACCATTTCGCGTTTAGTCTCTATCGGTAACCCACTGTCATAGTCATCCACGTGTAATTGATATGCTAAATGATCAATTACACTCTCTGATTCAGTATCAATAGACGACCATAATAGTAAGGTAGATGTATTCATAAATTCGGCCAGCATATCGTCCCAAGTTTTAGCAAGGGGCTTAATTGGTTCCTTATCGATTGAGGACGGAAGATGATCCGCACTAGTATACTTACTATCAAGTATCATTCTTCCTCACTTCCTGCTAATAATACAGCGATTGTATTAGCTACTGCTACTCCACTTTGCGCTGCAATAGGAGTAAATACTGGCGTCGTTACTTCAACACGTTTAATTCCTGCTACATCCATAAGCATTTGCACCAATCGGCTAGGCACTATATCACGGCCTAATTTTGACTTTTGCCATATTACATAATCATTGACGGCTTTATCTGCCTTAGCTTTTACCACCGTTGCATCAGCGCCTTTTTCAATGTAATACTTAGCGTCGATGTTATATTGCGTGGTAGTAGGCGCTAATACAGTCAGCTTATCAGTCAGAGGTCTACGTTTCTTATCAGATAAATAATCCGTAATAGTCTTGAGCAATTCTTGCCCTGGAAGCCCTCCTCCTGCTAATAAGGGATAAATATTAACCTCCCCTGGACGTGGAGAAGATACTCCTACATCTGCCACAAGGTGCGATGCAGATTTTGTGAAATACTCATACGCCCCTTCAGGTCCTGCTACAGAGAACGATTCTGGAGCCTCATGAATACGTTCGCGATACGATTCGTCATCCTCTGTATCCGACCCGCCTTCAGATAAAGTTATATTGCGCATCGTATCCACGTAAGCTATAGGGTCAATGATTGTACTTATCTCGCCTGGCTTAAACCCATTGCCCCGCGCCCCGGCGATTTGTGCCTCAGCTTTTACGGAACCGCTGAGTTGTCCAGGTAAAATTACTAAGTCCTCAACAGTAGCAAAATATTCGCCACCTCCAGTAGATACCCTAGTCCCCTTTTGGATAATAACTGAGCTTGTACGTACTGCAGACAAGGTTGCCTGAAGCGTTGTTGTAGCTTTTGTTGCCTGTAACCGCTCAACGGCGGCAGGAACAGCTCCTACGTGATCTAAGTTATCTCCCTCTGCGTAGGCTAATAAATTTTGCTTTGCTGCATAATTGGCATCGTTTAATAATCGGATTATAATTTCCGAAATTACGTTTAAAAATAAAGTAACAGGGTCGCCCTCTCCCAAGGCTCGCCCTGTTATTGTTGTGTAAATATCAAATACCTTTTGTTGAACGTGTTCTTTATCTGTGTTAAAGAATTCAACATTAGGTAAATCAGATAATCTCATACAGTCACCATCACTTTCGGAATCAACGCCCCATTGTGTGTGGCGGTAAATGATATATCACTAATTTTGGCACGTGGTTCGTACCGTTTAATTTGTTGGAATATGTCATTAGATAGATGCGCTTGAGCTTGATGGATAGGCATATCAATAATACGGCCATCAATACCAAACTCCCTATCTAGTGGCACACTTCCACGAACAGTAGAAATAATCGTTTGCACATTCTGCAAAATCTCAGCAACTTCACTTTCAGGTGCTAGCGATATCCTATTGTCCGTAACTGGTTTAATTTCATACGTTACTGGCATGACTAGAACCTCCGTAATATCGTATTAACCTGATTAAATGTATTACCATATTTATTAAGAAGAGATTTTTCCTCTACGTTGTTCTTGTCCGGGTATTCTTCAAGAGTTAGAGATACCTCAATGGATTGTGTCTTACCGTAGGCATCTGTGAATAGATTATCTTCGCTCATAGACATGATAACAAAGTAGTTTTGGCTAACAGGCTTACCACCGATAATAAACGGTAATACGGCCCCTGTATCACGATACTTTCGCAACTTCTTAACAGTACTCTCCGGAGATTGTCCAAGCGATGCAGAAATAAGAATTTTACAAGTGATTTGTTCTACATCCGGCCCACTAAATTGTTTAACCGGCTTTTCTAACATCAGATTGTGCTTCTCCCATCTAGCACTACCTGAACGCGTTACGTCAGATACAGTGAGAACATTGTCTAATGCGGTATAGAATACTATATCCGCTAAATATCCGATATACATCTATACCTCCTATTTTGGTCCGGCTGTTGTAGAACCGCCAGACACTACACCACCATGCACATGATGAACTAAGGAAATACCATTAACCACTACATCACCACTACTCGCATTGATTGATAAAGTGCCACCAACATTGAGCGTCATATCTCCAGGAACAGTGAGCACACGTTTACCATTATCTGCTCCACCTGGAGTTGGATCCGCACTACTAAAGAATGTTCCAATAATGAATCCATCAGAAAAGCCACGACCAGACCGATTGGGTAGCATAATGCATAATACCTGGTCGTCAATAGCTGGCATCCAATAGTCCTTATCGTGTGCTGCACCTCGATTAATGACAGATAACGGCGCCGTTACAACACCTTCTCTATCAAGGCGTGTAACAACGGCTTTTCCTTCTTCAGGAATTGTACTTGAAACATTTCCAATGAATATCATATCTGCTAATGCAGATAATATATCAGTAGCCATTTAAACACCTCCTTACATCAATCGACGTTGAATAATTGGCCCCTAATGTATGTGTCGCTTTCGTAATTAAATAATTACCATCGAACACCCCAAAACCTTCGAGCTTAACAGTAACCGCTGCCATAACAAGAGGATTCCCAGGGAAACTAAAAGACATTGTATCCGCTTCTTTATTAGCTTCTCTAAGCTTCTTCTTAGCAAGTCTAGTTGCCTCGGCCTTGTCTTTTACCTGCTCATTAACTTCCAACACGGCAAGGTACGTATGCCCCTTACGGTCAGGATCTTCAAACGTATCCTCAATCACAGTTTTCTTATCCTTATCTGTATATTTCACATGGCATGCTCGATATACTTCTCGAGTTTTACTCTTGTACGAATAAGATATTGCCCTAGTAATGATCAAAGGCGGTTGTTCACCTTCTTTAGTTTGTACAGGTTGATATTGGCCACCTGGTCTACGAATAATGACTTTAGGCTTTACATTTTCATATTTGTAATCATCGAATATAATCAACTGTTCAGTGGATACCTTAAGAGAAAACCCCGCATCATTACATAGTTTCTGCAAAAATGCGAGGTCTGATTCAGCACTTTGAGAGGCATCTTTTAACGGTGGGTCAAAATCCGCGTCCCAAACCAATTTTAATTTATTATCGCTTGCCTTTTCGGTAGCAATCGCTTTAAGTGTTGTATCTTTCCACGATTTGTCTTTCTTTTTCTCCCGCAAGTCAGTACTACCGATAATAGCAACCCCTTTGATTTTGACTATATCCGGAAGGCTACTGCCCTCGAATTCATCAATTTCAAATTTGCCGATTGGTAATGTAAATTGTTCATCCCCTAATTTCTCCCAGGCTACTGTATTAATAGCGACTTCTAGTAATGATCCTTTTACAGGATACCAATCACCGACCCATAGACGCCCCCTATCCTCTAATGAGATAGCCACGTCATCTACAGTTCCTGAAAGGTTATCTGTGAAAGTTACATCAAGAAGGTATTTACTAATATCGTCGGTGATGTCTTTTGACTCCTTACTCCCCCAATGTTGGTAGCCGATTGTACACCATGCCCGCCGTGCTAGTTTCGTTTGTGGTGTTAAATCTTTCTTCCATTTTTGGACCTTAGCTAGGCTATTTTGTAAGCTCATGTACTATCGCCTCCATGGTGGTAAGAATTCAGGTAAGGAATCAGCAGGAACATCTGGGCATGTTAACACAACACCTGCGGAAAATATCGCCGTATTACGGTGCTTTTGATTGGCTTCTAACAATAAATTGATGTATCGTTCGTTACCATATACCTTATAGGCGATTAAGTCCCACATATCCCCTTGTATTGTTGTATAGCTAGTCATAACTCAACCTCCGTTGTCCGGTGGTATAACTGCGCATCATTTGTTCAAATTCACGCATTTTTGCATCTAATGCTGACATAATATCATCAGTTGAACCATTACCTGCGTTAATGACAGGTGCGAATGTGATTTGCACAGGCGATCCGCTATTACTACTAGCTGAAGCCTTAGGTAAGCTAGGGGCTAGAGATACAGTAGGTGCTGCAGCAGTCTGCGCTCCACTCACACCTAGCATTCGTCCAGCCGTTTGCCATAAATTCATCGCATTAGCACTACCATCAATAGGGACAATGACTTCAGGATATCCGGCTTCACCAATCAATGCAACTTCTGGAGATGTAATTACACCACCATTAGCATACGCATTACCTCCAGCGGCGGAAACACCAACTGTGAAACCTCCACTAAATTGGGCCTTAATACTTGCCCACGCCCCTGCAATTGCGTTAGATACCGCACTCGGGATTTGACTTACCCAGTTTAACACAGCATTATAGGCGTCGCTTGCCCATTGCTCTGCGGCTGCCACAAACGCCGCTCCGGCTTCTGCACAGGCACTAGGTAAGTTCACAAGGAAATTAATAACATCATTAACTAAGTTACTAATCCAAGAAGTAGCCGTAGCATACGCTTCAGAAGCAAACGAGATAACTGCCGCTACGAATTCAGCACCCAATGTAATCATGTAGGTAGGTAAATTAATTAAGAAGTTATAAATCCCATCAACCATAGCCCCAAAAGTGGTAACCGCAAAGGTATAACACTCTGTGGCGAATGATACAACGGCAGATATAACAGCAGTACCAACTTGTACCATAATTGCTGGCAATCGCAAAATAATGCCTATAATAAATCCTACGGCCATCCCAATATACGTTGGTAAGTTAAGCCATAAATTTACGTAGGCTATTACCGCCGCTTTCAATGCATTAAACACGCTTAGCCCAATTGATAATAGGCCATTTATCACAGTCTTAATTCCAGATATAATGGCGCTCCATGCAGAACTTAAAGCAGAACACACGCTATCCCATATAGAACTTAGCCCGGAACATACGCTATCCCAAACAGATGTTAAGGTAGCACAAATCGTGTCCCAGTTAGTTAATAATAGGTATATCGCTGCAATAATCGCCATTATGGCGATTACCCAAGGTCCGCCTATTAATGCGCCAGCGGCTTTAAAGGCACTCGTAGCTGTTTCTACACCTTTAAAAGCTGTAGTGATTGTAGTAATACCAGATGCCAATTTTGTAGCAGTACCATATAGTAAGGCTAATTTCAATCCGTTTGTTACTACGGCTGCAATAGCTTCCTTATTATCCTTCATGAACGTTACAACGGTTTGTAATACCGGTATCAGTGCCGGTAATATTTGCTGGGCAATCGGTATAAACGCCTGAGCCAAACCTAATGCAACCTGCGTAGCTTCCGCTTTCAGGATGTTCATCTGTAGCCATATTTCATGAAGTGATTTAGGATCTATACCAACACCCTTTATTTGTGATGCGGCCGCTTGTGCATCTGCATAGTTTTCAAATACTTTAGTAAGCTCCAGGCCTTTGGCGCCTAGCGTTTCAAGCATGAATTCTTGCCCTCGGCCCTGTGCTACCGCATTTTGATAGCCTTTAGCCATTGCGTCCAATTGTTGGTTCATAGGCAACAACTTGCCATTTGCGTCCGTTAAAGATACACCAAATTGGCTGAGGTACCCCTGCAATGCTTCAGCACTTTTACCACCACCGGCCAAAGTCTTATCCATTTTGGCAAAAGATTTAGCAGCTACCTCTACATCCACACCGCTTAAAGTCATAATCTTCTTAAATTGCGACGTCTCAGCAGTTGTCATATGTAGTTTATTGGACAATTGGTATAGCGCCTCACCCGCGTTTACAACGTTATCTATAATTGCACCAATTCCAAAGCCCCCTGCTGCAACCATGGCGAAATTTGCAAGCTTTCCAGTAACGCCACTTACTGCGGCACTTGCACCTTGCGCGGCTGATGCTGCTCCTGCTAAAGGGCTTGCACCTCCCATTTTGCTGATTGCATTTTGATGCGCAGTCTGACTTGCAATATTAGACCTCAACTGGGCCTGTCTTTGTAACATAGAATTCAGTTTTTGCTCAGCGGCAATAGCCGCATTCCTGTCACTAACATTCCCCGACTTTTGTGAGATAGCTTGCAGTTTTCTGTATTGTGCCTGTTGGTCCTTGATTGCGTTTGATAGTTTGTTGAGTTCCTGAGATGCTTTTGATACAGAGGAAGATAACCCGCCGTCGAGTTTACCTTTAATGGCAATCGCCATTTCTAAGACTTTATTGGCCATTATTTTCTCCCTTTCATCGCTTTATTCTCACGCTCGATACCATCACTAATGAGCTGAACGTGGACTATGAACTCATCCACGTCTAGCTCTCGAATAAAGTAATCCATTGACGTGCTTGTGTATTTACTACACGTAATCGCACACCCTGTAAAATACCTTTCTAGGTCAGTTATTTTTCGGAATTGAGCAAAAAATTCTGTACCTCTAAGCACACTCTAGTAAAATCAGCAGCTGGAAGACTATAAATATCATCCACTTTACAACCGCATGCAGCAGCTGCTACATGTGCTTGATACGTCATGGATAATGCAGGAACTGTGATAGTTCTATCTTCATTCTTTGCAGACTTCTCACATTTAATTAATGTATAACCGCTGATTCCTTCAAATTGTAAAGAATGACCTGCTTTTACTAATTCAATACCAGTTGTTTCGTTCATAGTACTTTGTTTACTCATTAGTGATCGTCCTTTCTACAGACTAAATACCGAGTGCAGCACGAACATCGCCAAGGAAGTCCGTACCATCAGAAATAGAATCCTTATATGCGTATTTATCGATTTCACGAACTACCTTGCCGTTTTGTTCTAGTTTCAAATATGTGGTTTCGATTGTGTTCGTTGCATCAATAGTATTGCCAGATTCATATGTGCCGTTTTCTTTAGATTTAGCACGGCCACGAATAACAGCACGTGTAGGCACAATTACATATTTATCTTTACCGCTATCCCAACATTGGATAGCACCGCGTACTTCTAAGCGCACGCCACGGCCACCTGTAAGGCGGTGTGTAGTTTCTGTTGGAGTGTTCCAAGTAAGTTTAGTTTCCATAGAAGAGTAGTGCCCAATAACTGGCGCTTCTACTTCACCTGCTATGCCCACACCTTTTACAGTTTGAGTCATTACAGATTCACTAGGTAATTCTACTTTGGCAACACCTAAACAGTTGTCAGAACCTTCTTCATATACACGGAAGTCATTAAGTACTTCCGGCACTTGGTTGATAGATGCCATGATTAATTACCCCTTTCTATACTGTTTGAAATAATGTTTTGAAATAGGAAACATCGTATTCAGAAATACTTTCAATTTCTTGCGCTGGAATCGGAGGCGTACGGTATTTATGGAAGCGAATAATACCATTCAACAAGTCTGTTGTAGGGTTTTCTGCTTCTTTAAATTCAATACGACCGCCCAAAATAAAGCCACGAGAAGTAAGACCGTTAAGACGGATTGTTTCACTATCAAGAATTGTTTTGATATTACGTGGCAAAATAGGCATATCCACTTTTTGCCAATACGTTAAGATGAATGTTTGGTCATCCCAATCATTGAAACGACGTACACAAATGAATGTATCCTTAACATCAGTTGTGCCTGGATATGCACCTGTATAGTTGCCCCAAGATACCCAACCGTTGATGTTAACGGCCGTCATAATACCTTGAGAGTTCAATAAGTTCGCTTGAGAATGCGTAAGCATAACTTCCTTGCCATTAGCCAAACATAAACCTGTGATGTTCATAGATTTATTAGAAGGGGATAGCGTAGGAATATCGCTATTAGACGCATCGCATTTACCCATAATGCCCATAATGTGTGTAGACATATGGAACACATAGTCGCCATTACGAACTTTTGGCCAACATACGACTTCGGATTCGCCTGTATAGCTATTACCTTTCTTCCATTCATAAGCATCAGTGTATTTAACAACTTGCGTAGTATCGATATCAACTAATGTTGTCGCTCTAAATAAGTTGTTAATAACACGAGATTTTGCCTTCATAACGGATGCTACTGTAGGATTTTGAGAGAAACCCGGTGCAGCAATAAGCCCTGGCACAATGCCGAAATGATGATAGATTGTATCAATCAATTCAAAGCCTGTTGCCTTTTCGTTACTATCCACCCCGCCGATTACATTTCTATAATCAAAGTTTTCTACATCAAGTTCATCATAAGTAAGGTTTAAGGTAGTAGCTGTATCAAACTTTCCACCTTTTACAACAGAGATAACCAATTGATTTTTGTCATCAAATGCTGCCGTGTAATCTGTGTTAGCTACACCTGTTTGGCCAGCACTAGATACTTTTAATGTATTAAGCAATACTGCTGCTTTTACTACACATTTCTTTTCTGCCAATGTAGCAGTTGTTGTAGTGGATTTCTTATGCTTAGCAGGATCCAATACATTAACAAATACGATTGGAGCTACACCATACAATTTGAATTGTGCGTACATCGCTTCACATAATGTGAAATGCGCCCAATCTTCAGAGTAGCCAAGTTGTTGAACAGCTTCTTCCCAGCTGTAGCAGATGATTGGCTTATTGACTACCGCACTAGGGTCTTCTGTAAGGTGTACAGGTGCAGTACCGAACACAACAGGAAGGCCGGCAGTAGTTTGGACAGGAGCAATTACAGAGGTAGCTTGCTCACTTGTTTTGACGCCATGATAAAAGGCCATTTACTTCACTCCTTTATAATTCTTCAATGCGTTTACATAGAATACATTTAATTGCGTACCTTGTGTTTTAACATCAATCATTGCCTGATTAAGCTCGTCTAAAGGCACGAATAAATGCATAAAAATAGGGTCTTCTGCTTCCGGCAGTGGTGCACCGTCGCTAAATACCATGAATTGGTTTAGCCGGCTACTGCGGAACGAAGGCCCAACATATACAACAGGGTTCATTGTTGTCTCCTATTCAATTGCTTTGTTATACGCGAATATCTTATTTAGATTCCTACGAATAACAGGAATATACACTTCAAATTCAAGATACCCAACCCATTGAGGGTATGGTTGATCATCAGGAATCGTTGTATTAATGGTATTCTCCTTAATTTCATATTTAAGTGCTACCGGATTATCAGATAACAACCGCTCACGCACTACCTCTAATAGGTGATATAGTCCGACATGGCCTTCAGTTAAGGCTTCATCATAAGTAGTTACCAATACAGTAATACCTACCGTCGAAATATCTGCATCACTAACAGAGTACGGATGCACTACTACGGCCGGGCATAATTTGCGCTTGTCTTCATTCTTATCCACTCTTGGTAAGAAACCGCTCCATACTCGAATAGGTCTTTCGGTAACATCACTGTTTTCATTCAGCTTTCGTAACTCATTCATGAGATATTTAGCAATACCATCTGATACATCTAATGGCGTCATTAGTTACCTCCTAACGCGCGCTCTAATTCGTGATATAAGCGCTTTTCATACATTTCCATGCCTTCCTTTTGCATGGCATTCATAACAGTTTCATTACCAAACATTTGCGGTAAGGCTGGCCCATATATTCCCTTTAACGGATATCTGTCCTTGCCTTGGCGTTTCATAAAGATACCTGATGCACTAACAAAGCCGTTTGGTACCTTTGTTTCTGTACCTTTTTTAATCGATACAAACACACCTTTTCGCTTAAGTGATTTAATTTTGAAGTACTTTTGAGCGCTAGTATATCCACCTTTGATACGCATTTCTGTGCCATCATTCAATTTATTGATAGATACACCGGACTTTACAACCGATACACCTTTGATAGCATAGATATTGCGTAGTGCTTGCGTACCTGCTTTTCTTGCCGTTGTTGCTGCACGCTTTGATGCGGCTTGGCAGACACGTCGAACTCTATCTTCTTTTAATGTTTCCAGTGCTTTTTCAATTGTTGCCACTGCACTTTTATCAAGTTCTAGCTCAACCATCCGTCAACACCGCCTCTAGCTTCTGCTCTTAATTCAATGGATACTAACCCATCTTCTTCCATTGCACTTTGAACGACGTACACATCGCCATCTAATCGGAATACGTTTCCCTGTGATGGAATTTCAGGGATGTCTGTTAATTTGCAATGCACAAATACAGACACCCCGTGCAATCCGTCATTTGATACGTGAGAGCCATTCGATAGGAATGACTCCCTCGCCGTTGGCGATTGAATAACCGCTTTAGCTACTGTGCCGTTTAGATTATGCCCTTCGGCGAATTCGTCTTCATTGAGGAATACATCGTCAATATCGCTTTCTAGGTAATCTCTAAATCGCATTATTTTTTCACCGTAACTTCCGCATCAACTTCAGGTAATTCCATTTCTTCTTCCGGTTCATCTGGAACGACTTCCAATGGTTCCGGTACTTCAACAGGATCATCTTCAGCAGATTCAAACTTTTCAGATTCAAGTAAGGACAATGCAATCGCTTTCTTTTTGATGTCGACTACTTCGCCTTTGCCATACATCTCGCCTTCATGTGCTAAATAACCCTTTAATACTCTAATTTTCATAAGTAGGTTACCCCCTATTTAGTCTTAATAGTAGCCCAATCGTCGATAGTTTCAGGAATCAATACGCAACGGGAATATACAGACAATGTTAATTCTTGTGTAGCTTTATTAGCATAGTAATAAGGTACATAAATACCTGCATATGTTGTGAATTGGTTGTCATCGTTAAGCAATGTTACTGCTGCATGTTGTTGACGGCCACGACCAGGTACACCTAATACTGCAGCATCATCACCGATAAAGGATTTTACCTTGCCTTCATCATCTTGATATGTTTCAAGATATGCGTACACATCAATGTTTAAGGACATGATACGACCAACATATCGAACTTGTGGAGATAAGTATTCAGGAGCAAAGTTAAACATTGTCATGTTTTCACGATTAGGAATGGCCAACATCTTGTTGATAGATGCGTTATCAAGAATATATTTTTCAACATTCTTACCGACAACTAATACAGTTGGTACAATTCCTGCATTTTCCTGAATTTTTTCGGACGCCATTTTCAAGTCGCCATAAATATCGGCACCAGCTTGGTCCCATGCAGTAGTAGGTGTGATGTCTTGTTCAAATTCAAAATCAATTTCATCAGTTAGAACAGTCGCGCCATCATCAGCATAACCTTCGATTTTGCATTTACCAGTGGTAAGCAAATCGGCCGCCATTTTGTTTTTACGATTGATGATTGTGCCTTGCAAATAAGACAAATCTTCAGCTTGCATTTGTGCCGCACGTTGCGCAGGTGTCATTGTAGATACAATATTTTCCGCAAATGCACGTTGGTCGAGTTGCTCAGGATCAATTACTGTACGAGGGCCCATCATAGGCGCTTCATATAAAGCAATTTTAGAGCCGGCACGTTTAACATTTACACCAGATGCGCCACGAGATACAAAAGGTGCTAGAGTGCGACCACGTTTACGAGTTTCTACTGCGATTTTTTTAGAAGTTGCAACTGCTGGAACTTGTGGGAAGAAAGTATCAAGCAAGAAACTTGCCGGAGTTTTCATTCGTTCTACAGCTTGCATTAAAGATAACGTATCTTTGAAATCAATTGCCATTATATAGTTCCCCCTATTTAATGCTAGTTAAGAATAAGTGAGCGTCTTTAAAGTCCGCTTCATGTTCATTAATTTTGTAAGCTTTGTCAACTACCAATACTTCACGATTAAAGCGACCGGAGACATATACAGTCACTACATTGTGATCAGTAGTTGTAGTAGTATCAGCTACCACGATGCCCGCAGGTTTACCGCTTGCAATTTTTTGGAATGTGCCAGCGTTATTTTCAAGAACTTGGCCACGTTTGTACTCACCAACTGCTGCTTTTACATTTTGAGTTAATACAGGCACACCGCCACCACCTAATAAGTAGTCAGCTGCGACGCCATTTACTTGTTCGAAATACGCCATTATTTACCGCCTTTCTTAGCATTTGCAAATGCTACAACTTCATCAATTGCACTAGCTTTAGCTACTGCATCATTGGTTTCTGGTGTAGATGCACCTTGAGGTACCACTTCATCCGCACCGGATTCCATTTGATCGATAACCAATTGTCGAATTTGGTCGACTACTTTGTTATCAGTTACAGGAATATCGGATACGGCGGAGATGAAAGGTGTTACTTCATCTACAGTTTTACCTTCTTTAACAGCCACATCTACTAAACGATTGATAACTTCATTGTTCCCTTTTAGTGCATTTAAGGTTTCAACGCGTTCACGTTCTGCTGTTACTGCTGCATTTTCCGCAGGTTCGTTTGTAGAAATACCGAGCAAACCTTTTAAGCTTGCCATGAATTGGTTTTCAGTCATAGGTTTCTCCTTATGTTTTAAAAATTGTTTGATTTTGGCTTCATTTTTGGCCGAATATTTGCAAGATACTTTGTTAACGATAACCATCCCGTCATTCATAACAGCCTTATCAGTAATCGCCGTGTCTACTTCATCAATTAGGCCGTAGGACTTCGCCTCGTCCGCTGTAAGCCACGTTTCGTCATCCATAAGTGTATTTATCTGCTCAGGCGTCAAAACATCGCTACGACTTAGATAAACATTTGCAATGGTTTGTTTAACGCTTTCCAAATAATTTGCCATTTTAGTTAGTCCATCCGCGTCAAAGCTGTCGCCTAAAAATATAGATGGATTGTGAATCATGTACAGAGCATTGCTTGGCATGATTACCTTATCAGCCGCACAGGCAATAATTGTAGCTGCACTCGCGCATAAGCCATCAATGTGCGCTGTTACTTTTCCAGCATAGGCTTTGATCATATTGTGGATAGCTTGTGCCGCGAATACGTCACCACCCCCAGAGTTGATACGCATTGTTAAGGCATTGCCATTACAACTAGCCAAATCACTTGCAAATTCACGAGGTGTAATTTCATCGCCCCTCCAAGAAGTCTCAGAAATATCACCATACAAAATCAATTCAGATTGATTAGTACCATCTTGATTTACAAAATTTTTAACAGACCAAAATTTATTCATCCTCTTCACCTCCTTTCGTTGTAGATTTAGAGCCAACGGAAGGATTTACCGCATCAGCTAGCCCCATGCCATATTTCTCCATAAGTTGTTTCTCAAATGCAAGTTGTGCAATGTTTTCTTCAAGGTCCGTCCCTGTCATTTCAGCTGCTTCACGTTCGCGAGTGGAAACTCCATTTTCAACGCGAAGTGTACTACCATTCATATCCTTAACTGGGTCAAGGATGGACATAGTCGGTCCAAACCAATCAGCATTGCACCATGCTTTTCGAATTAATGGATCATCAAAGAAACCAGGCGCCTCTATTCGTCCAGTCGCTACAGCTTCCATTAGCCAAACCTCATAGATAGGCTGACAGAAATCACGAGCGAACCACTTACGACGTAGTTTATATTCTTCCCAAGCCTGTAACATTGCTGCACGGCTTGCAGAATAGGAGGAGTTGAAGTTCTTCATCAATACTTCGTAAGGCTGGTTAAGTGCAGCACCTACTTGTTTGATAAGTTGGGTACTAAATACTTCAAAAGTAGATTGGGCGTTGGAGGCATCCACACTCTTTACATCCACACCTTTCGGTAAGGCATTTAATGTGCCAGGCCCTAAGTTATACTCTGATACATCAACTACTGGTTCTGTTGGATCATCAACGCCATTATCGGCCAACATATCATTTAACGACCCTGAATTAGTAACTGCTTCTGTAAAGAATAGTGCGAAGTACGATTTAATAATGGCAGATGTAAGCTCTGCATTTGTGTACCGATAAACTTGCTTCAATGTTTCAATGACAGGAGCTAAATAAGGAACCCCTCTATACTGCTCCGGTCTAGTATCATTACTAATTTGAAGTACATTAGGAATACTTGTACGCTTTCCGTATGCCTCAACCCTTGCCCACGTAGTTAACAGGTTTGAAACCGGTTCGCCGGGTACTTGATTAGACACCCAGTAAGCTACAATTGCACCGTCGGTATCAATTTCCACACCATTCAATATGCGATTCCCGTTATCTGAATTAAGTGCTTCAACTCCAGTTGGGTCGCTTGTAGCATACGTTGAAGTGGTGAGCGGGTTGCTTACTCTATTCCCTTCAATTAATTGAAGCCGCAATGTATACGGCATATCTGGTGTTGTTGGCTTACGTCTAAACACTGCGAAACTATCACCATCAGTAAGATATCCTTGATACGCTATGCTTTGCATATCATATAAATTGTTCTTGCGGTAAATATCACAGTCTTTTGAGTCTGCCCATAAGTCGAATTCTGCGCGCACCTTACGTGCCCACGCTCTGGCGTCCTCCGCAGATATTCCCAAGATTTGAAATTTAGGTCTAGGGAATACATTGAGGCCTGCACCAACGGTATGGGTAGTACTCGTGTTGATTGCAGCTGTGCCGACTGGTGTATTTATGGCTAAATCTGCAGATCTATCCCGCAAAGTTGATAGATTCGCACCGATATCGGCCTTATAACCTAGTTTTTTAGGGTTATATCCCTTTAAAGATTTATTATTATGAGAGGCTCCGCCCTCACTATATCCGCTATTTTTAGCCCTCGGAGTGCCTGTTTTAGCGCTAAATTTCTTATTTTTTCTTGCCATTTTGCCCTCCTAATCTCTAAAAACAACACGTTTTGACCGGTTTCCTCGTCCATTATCTGTATCCATACCCGGTAATTTAGCGCCTCTTGCCACTAAATCATCAATCATTTTTCTTACTTCTGCTAAATTTGCTCTCGTAAGAGTCCGATTTCCTATGGTATAGCTTTGTCCAGTCAATATCGCTTCCTCAGCTTTGACGTACCATTCTAATCGCACGTCAATTAGTCTTGGCTTTCTTGAATAACTAGTTGCCATACATCCTCCTAAATATCTGCTACCTTACTAGCTCTACGAACGCGTTTCCTCATTGGTTTCTTCCGCGGATTAGTCACTGTTGTAGTAGAATGGCCTCCGCCTTTGACTACTTCCGCCAATCTATCCCAATCAGGATGGATTGAGTTCATACAAGCTAAGTTGTATACGCGTAAGTCCAAAGGTTCGTTACGAACTCCTGCAGTAGGTTCCCATATCTCATGAATAACGCCCTTACGTTTTACTTTCTTTTTGTGTTCTGAAATAATCCCCTTGAAGTACAGTTCGTCGTACCCTCTTGTTCCTAAGAATTCTTCATCTAACGGAAAATGAAAGTACTTAGCACCAGGTTCATCGATGGCTAACCGGTTCATTACCTGTTGTTTCCCATCGTCAACACCTAGCATTACAAGAGGAATCTTACTTCCTGAAGCTTTACCAATCTTATAATTTAACGGTATACCAGGTGTTCCGGCCGTACCTTTGATGGCAAATCGTTGCTTGCTGAAGTTCTTTTCACAATATTCATATACTTTGGAAGTGTAGTGACCGCCTGAGTCAATGAAAGCACGCGCTACTTTAAGGCCTGTGCCGTTCTTAAATCGGTATACCTTATCAAGCACCGCATCAAGTGCATCCCATGTTGCTTTATTATCAGGCTGACCTAAGATAACGCCCTTACAGATGCCCCAACATTCTTCACCATATCCCCAACCAGTGATTTCATACTCTAACCGATTGTCTTGTGTATCAACGGCACCTGTTAGCAGTAATACACCATCAGGAAGGTCTGCGCCGTACTTTTCACGGCGCCTAATGAATTGTTGATAGTCTTCAAAGGCACCTTGCTGTGCGTATGACTCACCGAAACGTGTATTCATAACTACCTTTTCACGAGTAGGGTCTCCTTTAGCCTCTAGCCATTCCCTCATGATGTCATTCCAGGTTAACCAAGGAGACGTGAATCCATTTACAAAAAAACTGCGTATGCCATTATGCAACGCAGCAGGGTTTTTCGATATGTACTTCTGAGGAACTTTCCGCATTTCGTCTTCAGAGAATGTAGATCCGCAATCAGGGCACCGCCATTTCACATCGCTAACTATAACAATTTTCCGACCTTTGGCATCCTTGTGTTCCTCAGTTTCGCATTCCATCGCAGCATGTCGTATCAAATGGTACTCACCACAATTAGGGCACTCATGTTGCCACTCTTCTTGCGTACCTGCTTGATACTCTACATCGATTCGTGAGCTACCTTCATTCGTTGGCGTAGAGAATAATCCCATTACCCTATTCCAGAACGTTGTCATACGTTTGGCAGCAAGGTCTACTGGATCACCTTCTGTGCCAGCGCTATCAGGGAAGCGGTCAACTTCGTCCGCAAGTAACACACGCACAGGACGTGATGCCAAACCTGCAGGACTGTTCGCCCCACACATGATAAGACGTCCACCCGGGAAGAGTTTAGATAAGATTGTATTCTTTCCATCTCTTGTCTTGGCGCCGTCCTCTGATTTCGTTTCGTAGAATACTTGTGATAGTACTTTCGTATCACGGATCATCGGAGAGATACGAGACTTTGAATAATCTTGAGCCAATTCAATAGTCGGTTGAATCATCATGACTGCACACGGGTCAAGATGAGCGTATCGCCCTAGGACATTATTCATTATGTCCGACTTCCCGACCTGTGACGCTGACTTAACAACTACTCGATTGATACCAGGTTGCGTGAATGCATCCATTATCTCTTTTTGATAGGGGGCTCTACTCGTTTTCCACCGCCCTGGTTCGGCAGAAAGTCCTTGTGATAGCATGCGATAATCGTCAGCCCATTGACTAACACTGGTTTTTGGTAGTGGTTTCAGGCCCATTTTAGAAACATATTGCCACAATTCTTTTGCCGTTTTCATGCTATCACCTCCTTTTTTGCATTAAAAAAGCGCCTAATTTGGCGCTTTATCATCGTCTAATTCATCACTATCCATGAATAATGACGGCGTATATTCACTTAATTCGGACAATTTGTCCTCAATCTCTTGAGTTAACAGATTATATGCTTCCTCTTTTGTTATATTTTGTAACTGTGGTGCCAATTTAGTTGGCAATCCTAACAATTGTGTACGCAAATTGACAAGCATTTCAGTCATAACCTGTTCTACAGTATCTGCTGAGTACACCTCGCCGTTCATTTTGGCTAGTTTCAACTCAGCAATCTTGCGTTTTGCGCGTTCATTCTTGGCCTTTTCAACCTCGAATACCGCATCATCGGAACTACTTACCTCTTCAACAGAGGATTGCCCCTTATATTTGACATAATTGATAACGGATTTGATAACCAGGATATTATTCTTTTCATCGGTAGCTAAAACCCCTTCTTGGAGCAGTTGTGAAACACGTTGGCGCGAGAGTCCAAGTGCTTTTGCCAGGTTTGACTGCGAGGCCGTTGCCGTTTTCAAATCATCTGTAATTTTCACTTATCAATCAGCCTCCTTTCATTACCTGTATCACTAGCAAGGTCATAAAAAAATTAAAATCTAGGCAATTTTTGGGGTCTCGGCCACCGCACGCTTTCAATTTTCCCCAGAAGAACCTACAAAAAATTTACTCAAAAATTCAACGAAACGTGTAATATTTTAAATTTATTTTTTATTATTTAGCGCGGGTACTGCCCCAAAAACTATCTTAATACATCACGGCTGTTTCTCTTAAATCGGCCGTGCGAACGAGTGCATAATCCACAATTACTTTTGTGTGCGTGGTCATGTGTGATATACGTTTGACACAGGCCGTCGTATTCAATTAGTTGTGCATTGCAAACGCCGTTTTTATTATTCAGGCATTTACGTTTAATACATTTGACTTCTGTGCTCATATCTTCTCACCTTTAATACTTTGTACGCTCAAATCCGATGACTAGTTGGTTGTTGTTAGGCTATATAGTTATTGGAGGACTACTAGTTCTAGTCATCAGATGTCAGCGTACAACGATACAGGGCAAGCTCATAATGTATAAGCTTAGTATTATTCTGTGGACAAATTCGGCTCGCCCTGGTTTCATTGTGCGGTAAATTTCATTTTTACATATTCCCTCTCCTTAGCTTACGCGATCGCCTACATCATAAATACGGGCCCCTGTATTTACAATGCTACATACAACAAAAAGCACGGTCGTTATCACCGTGCTTTTTGCCGAGTTGTGTATAAGAGAGGATTTGTGTTAGATGACTAATGACACCTTTCACAACTACATTATACTATGTCAAGTCGGTTCATTTAAGTCCAAAATACTCCAAAGTACTCCAAAGTACTCCACTATGAAAGAAGTTCCCCTAATTCGTTCAACGCTTTATTTTTTAAATTGAAGTAACTACTTTTTTCGTAATATATCATCGCTTGTACTTTCTTAGGAAAAGCCCCGTTTATGTATTCTTGCGACAATATAATACGCCCTGGTATACATTCTATCTTTTCAATTAAAGCCCTTGCTTCTTCCCTTTTAGCAATAAGCTTTGCTATCTCCCGTTTTTTTGCATCTACCGTATCAACAAGTCTAGCCACATCACCTTCTAGCCCTACGGGAGTCCCTCCGCCCGATACTCTGTCTTTGGAATAATCAATTGCCGATAAGGTGATGATATCATACTGCAGTTTACGAATATCCTGCCGGAGTGATTGAATACGTATGGCTATCAGTTTAATATCTTGCAGATACGTCGATGCCTTTTCTTTATAGTCACTCATGCTGCATTACCTCATTGATGTACCGGTCTAAATACCATCGTGCTTTTTTTAAGTCTTCGAGTTTATCGCCCTTATGCCCTGCTCGTGCGATGTACTTGATAACATTACCTAGATGATATGGAAGTTGTTGATCCTCGATAAAGTCAATAACCTCAATCTTACCCCGTGTGTAGTGCGAAGGATGATTGATGACATCTTCTTCAACGACCTTAACTTCAGGCTCCTCAAGCGTATTGGCTACCATATTTGCAAGAATCACGTCTTCTTCTTTTCTCTTAGCTGCCATATTCGCAAGAGTCTCGTCTACTTTCTTCTTAGGTACCTTCGAATACTTAGGTAGACACTCCGGACAGTATTTAGGCCAACGACCTTGCGCCTTTTCTTTTTTGTGTGTAAAGGTTACGCCGCATCCCTCACAGGTTAACTCTTTACTAACGCCTGCGCCAGGAGGTGTCATAACTTTCTCACACTCAGGGCAATAATCCTCGTGTGTGCTTACTGTAAATGTGTCCCCGCATCGTCTACATTTCTTTTGCATATCTCTACTCCTTATACAATTCTTTACGATATTTAATAGCTTCTAATAGGGCATCTTGCCCTGCTTCTTTACGTTCTAAGGCTTTCATGACTTGCTCGTCCATCGTGCCCTTTGTTACCAGGTGGTGGATAATCACAGGTTGTGTTTGCCCCTGTCTATGAAGTCGTGCATTCGCTTGTTGGTACTGTTCAAGGCTCCATGTTAGCCCATACCATACGATGATATTACCTCCGGCTTGTAAGTTTAAACCGTACCCCGCTGATGCGGGATGCGCCAATAACATTTGGATTTTGCCTTTATTCCAGTTGGCCACATCGTCATCGGTCTTTAATTCGACGGCTTTAGGGAAAGCATCTTTAATTGCTTGAAGATCATGTTTGAAGTTGTAGAACACTAATATAGGTTTCCCTTCATTCGTTTCTACTAATTCCTTTAACCTCTCTACTTTCTCGTTGTGTACAACTACGATATTTCCTTCGTCATTATAGATAGAACCGTTGGCCAGTTGTAATAATTTGCCGGCTAAGGACGCAGCATTTAAGGCGCTCACATCGTCATCACTTGCTAAGCTAAGCACGTGCTCACGTTCCATCTGTTTATAGAGTTCCCATTCTTTAGGGCTCATCTCTACTGTGATAACGTTTTCGATACGTTCAGGTAGTGCCAGATAGTCCTTGGCTTTTAGGCTCATGCAGATGTCTTGCATCTTGCTGAATATCGCCTTATCACCACCTGGTAGTAATCGGTAGCTATACACGACGTGCCCGTTTGTTTTGTCCGGGGTAAAATACCTGGTGCGATATTCAGTAATCGTCTTACCTAATCGTTCGCCGCCATCTAAGAGATACATTTGCGCCCAAATATCAAGTAAGGTATTTGGTGCCGGTGTACCTGTTAGTATGACGATACGCTTAAACAGTGGACGGAGTTTTCGTATCGCCTTAAACCGTTTAGCCTGTGGGTTCTTAAACGAAGAACTCTCATCGATCACTAACATATCGAATGGGAACGATTTTTTCTTATGATAGTACTCATATAGCCATTGCACGTTTTCACGATTTATCACATAAACGTCAGATTCGCTCTCTAAGGACTGTATACGTTCCTTCTCGGAACCTAACACCTTAGCCACCGTTAAACGTCTTGTAGCACTCCATTTTTGCGATTCTTGGGCCCATGTAGATTCTGCTACCTTCTTAGGTGCAATGAGTAACACTTTTTTAATATCAAAGTAATCATACATAAGCCGTTCAATCGCAATAAGGGTAGATATGGTTTTACCTAACCCCATATCCAGTAACAATCCGTAGTGAGTATTGTCAATGATTCGTTGTATTGCAATGCTTTGATACTCGTGTGGATGAAAGTCCATGTATCGCCCTTTCCATATCTTCAACAAATAACTTGGCATCAGACATCCCGGTTACCACAAACACCAAAGCGCCTTGCTTTCGTAATCGTGAAATCTGTACTCGTTGGTTAGCCATTAGCTTACCGTTCGTATCTTTTAATTCGACGAATACAACACTGCCTCCAGGAAGTACAATAATCCGATCCGGCACACCATCATTTCCAGGTGACACGAATTTCATATATATACACCCCATTTTTTTGAGTTGATTTCCTAACCAACGTTCGATATCTTTTTCTATCGTTCTCACCTCGTTCTCAATAAAAAATCGGCAACAGGCCTCAGCCCATATAAAATCTGGCTTCATCGGTGTTGTGTTGCCGATGTTGGCGTTTTTTTTCTCATATATATATATACGCGTATTTGCGTTTTTTACGTGTATACGTATACAAGCACTTATTCATATATTTATTATTTTTAATTAATAGTAAATAATTGGCAACATAGGCAACAAATTGCATTTAAGATAGATAACAACTACGCCACACGTGTTGCCGATTTTGTTGCCACACGTGTTGCCGTTGCCAATTTTTTAGGATATATTAAAGTTTATCGATGTATAGGCGTGTATAAAAATTATTTCGATAAATATCAATATATAAAAATTAGCTAATCGGCAACAAAAATCGGCAACACGATTATTTACGATTTTTAGATATCGTTTTAGCCTTGTTTTGGAGTGTGCTCGTGTCTCTAACAAACGCTCTTTGAACGCCATATAATTTGCCAAAACGCATCTTCCCAACACTCTTTGAATAAGGGCTCCACCCTTTAATAGATTGCAGAATGTCGATGATTTCTCTTGCTTTTGCGTTCTGCAGGTTCTTCCTGTCGCCCTCCATCACTTCACACCATATCTCAAGGGCACAAACCCGCTCCCGCTGCACTGAACCACAATAGTCGTCATCGCCATAATTCCGGATATACTCCCTACGATCGTAGATGTCTTTAGACTCCCAATCTTCAGGTAGTTCCATTTCGAGGTATTCCTCAATGAGTCCTACGAGTTCACCGCCTTCTGTATGGGATAATTGGATTCTAAGGGCCTCCTCTTCAAGTGCACCCTCTAATACGAGAGGTTCACCTTCGGACCAGTAGTGGTATGTCTCTGCCCATAATTGGTCAATTTCATCCTTTGACAAGTCCCAGGAGTTCTTAGTCTTCCGGTCTTTGTCTCCAGTAATTGGCCAAAATCGGCGGTTACCTGTACGGTCTTTAAGGAACATAAGATTATTAGTAGAACCAGCAAATACACATTGGCGAGGATACTCTTCGGTGCGTCTGCCGTAAGGTGAACGGAACCGGTCAGAGGTACGGCTGATAAAGGCTTTAACGATTTCGTTATCGTTCTTATACGTTGGTGCAAGCTCAGCAAGTTCGACTACCCAAGAACCCTGAATTTGCTCGAGGGCATCTTTGGTCTTGATATCAACTAAAGAGTTATTGAACCATTTACGACCTAACCGCTCTAAGATTAATGATTTACCGAGACCTTGTGCACCGTATAATACAATCGCCGTATCAAACTTAACGCCTGGATCCATAACACGAGCTACGGCACCGCACATCCATTTACGAGTAACTGCTCTAATATATTCGGTATCTTCGGCCCCAATATAATCGATAAATAGAGTATCGACTCTACATTCACCGTCCCAAGTTAAACCGGTTAAGTACTGGCGCACCGGATGGAATTTATTATCTTGCGTTACTTCCTGGAGTGCATCATCGATGATGCCTTTACCCTTGATAAGGTATTTCGTAGCGAAGTAATTACGTAGGCATGCATCGTCAGTATCCGTCCAATAAGGAGTTTCGTCCTTATCACGCCACGGAAGGTCGTCAATCACGACTAAGCGGTGTGCGAATTCATCAAGACGAATTTTACCTTTTAAAGAAGGGTCCTGTTTAAGTACTACTAAACAGTTGAACACATCAGATTCAGGAGTACCGTTTTTATCACGCTTTAGCTTTGACAAAAAGTCCTCGTCATCGTCCGTGATATCATCGAACTCCATATCCGCCATACGTTCCTTATCGAGCAGGATTGGTGCTGCGCCGTCTTCGTTCACAAAGTCAATCATGTCTTTGTAACTTGGAAGTTTTGTGACGCTGGTCTCATCTGCTGGGTCCTTATCTCCGAATAAGTGGATCCGGACAAGGTCAAACGCATTAACGAGCTTACCGCTGATAGGGTCAGTTGCATGGTTGGAATAAGCGAAGGTATCGTTATCGTAAATCACTAAGCCACCTACTGAGCTACCGGCTACATACGTGTATCGGTCTTCGACCGCCGTAGGTTCATAGACTTCAGGAAGAAACTTATGTATCGCTTCCGTGATACTGTAGCAACGACAAAAAGCACCGATAAGGCCTTTTTTCTCTAATGGATTGCCTTGCTTCTTGGCCGCATCAAGACGAATTTGTGATTCCTTTTCCGATGTTGGCCAAAGGCTCGTATCTCGCCAGTCTCTGTAAGTACCTAAATACGCATCGACGGAAACGAGTGAGCCCTCGCTATGTAGGTAAACGTACTCAACATCCTTAGGATGGCTTGGCCAATACATAAGCCGTTCAGCCTGGTGCGTGGAGGGGTCGAAGAATTCAATACCGATGTTATCCGCAATCCGTCTCGAGACTGCCTGGTACTCATCCGGTGTCATAGGTCTATCGACGGGGATAATTACGCGATATCGTGGATTATCAGCCGTGTGGCTGTGCGTACTATAAAGTACGTACTCCATACCGCCTAATTCCATATCTAGGTCTACGATGAAATCTTCGCCAGGGTTATCCGCATCAAGAGTAATAAGATATCGCTCTTTAACAGCACCTCTAATCCGTCTACCTTTATTAGGAATATAGCCACCTACAAAACCGCCGACGTCTTTCTTTTGGCCTTGATCAGCCTTAGACATTTTGGCGTATTCAGCAGCCGTTTCATTCGTTACAGTAGGTTCAGCCAATTTGTTGGCCAAAGCACTCCAAGTCATTTTGTCAGACTTCCAGCTACGGGCGGAGCGACTTCTGCCCGTAGCTATGATGATATTTGTATCCATATTACATCGCTCCTCCCTTCGCAAAGTGGATGTCCCCTACATACCTAGGAACACGTAATCCGTGAGATGTTACCCACTGCGTTACAGCTCCGTTGATATCGTGGTCTTCATATACGCCACGATTGTTTTTAAGTTTAGCCTGGTGTATTTCTACGAAGTCGTCCGCATCATTAACGGGGTTAACCTCGATACACGCTACAGGCTTGTTACATTTATAGACACCTACGATAGCACACGTTTCAGCTTTTACTTTTTTGATATAGGAGCTTACACAGTTATTAAGCTGAATACCCATATCAACGATGCCATGAGTAGAACCTATCGCCATGAAGCGATAACCATCAACCATATCAGCTAACGCCATATGTGTTTTACGTTGCTGTACGATTTCGTCTTCCACCTTGTCAAACTTTTGCATTCTCGCGATGGTGTCATGTAGGCTACGCACCTGGATGCGACTAATCCATACCTCTTTACGGCGACTTCTCGATAACTCAAAATACATACTAGCTGTATCTCTGATATCGTGATAGGAAGGCGCATTTCTAATGAATAAGAACGCCTGGCGTTCGCCGTATTGATGGCTAAGGATGTTAACAAATTTACGAATGACAGATAAATCACGGTCATCACGCCATAATGGCCAAGACTGAATATAACTTGTATTATCAGAGTTATCTTTGATAACATCGACCATAGCCTTTTGATAGTCCTTGTTCTTAAATAACGTAGCCATAACTTTGATGATCTTCGTATAGAAGAACGGTCTATCGTGTAGTAACCTGCGAGACCACCGAGTGTCAGGCAAGCTGTGTACTTCAATCAGCGCTTTTACAAAAGGCTTGTTATTGGCCGTTAATGCTAATACATTACCCATCCCGATATTCTCATTAGGGAACGCCCGATTATAATAATCGTCATAGTCTCGTTTAAGGCTTTCATTGATTGCCGGTGCATCAGGGGCTTCTAGTTTCCATACTAAGTTATGAAGTAGGTTATCTAAAGCTCCGTACTTGTTAGTAACTTGTATCCCCTGCCGAATAGATTTGACTTTATAGCCCACTACCTTGGATAGTTTTTCAAAGAATACATCTTTTAATACCTTAGCAAAGCGTTTCAGTTCTTCCTGATAGTTATGCAGTCTGCAGTTTGGAGTAGCCACAATCCACAGTAAAGGTAAAAGTCCATTTCTAAATCCAGAAGGAGAGACTGTCGACGCTTCGACGACATCGCTGCGTGAACGTTTCTTAAGTACGATAGATGAAGTTCTACGTTTGAAATCGAACCGAAGAACATCAACCACATGTGACTTATATCCTTTGTAGATCATCTCTGTATCGCCATCCACATATACAGTGTCATACTCGAACTGCACATCCAAGATATTGCCTCTGTCGATTATCGATAAGTCTAATGAAATAGGAACCGTACCTCGGTAACCAACTTCGGCAGTATAACCGCTTGCCTTGATTTGCTCTCCGCACATCGGGCAGTAAAATGAATCTGCTTCAGGAACTGTCACAAGTCCAAATCCGCCGGACTTCATAGGCCACAAATTACTAAAGGAGTGTCCGCAAGCCACATGGTAGTGGCTCGCCGGAGTGTTAGGTGTTACTTGTTTGCGCCGCACTAGGTCGTACAGCTGTTGTACTTGTAGATTGAATAAGACCTTCATAAGGCGCTATCCTTTCTCTTATAACAAATCGTCTAAATCGTCTTCTTCTGCAGGTGCTTCATCAACTACAGGCAAGGCTTCTTCTACTGGTTCTTCTTTCTTCTTAGAAGCACGTTTACGCTTAGGCTTTTCTTCTGCTTTTGGTTCTTCCGTAACCGTAGCCTCTTCTACCTTTGGAGCTTCCTCAGTCTTAGGAGCCTCTGCTTTCTTGCCGTTTAATACCTTAAGACCTAAATCACAAGCAGCAATACAGCCTTCACAGTATGCCATAGCAGAGTCTTTGCGCTCACTTGCTGGCGCTTCTTTTACAAGTTCATATAAAGCGTCGATTGCTTCACGTTGTTGTTGAATTTGTTGTTTTGAGAGTTTCATACGGATTGTCCTCCTAATCCTTCATATAGTAAGGGTTCTCAAACCCTGCTGCGTTTAATATGAGCCCTTCATTCCAGGGTTCAGGTTCACACATAATATCTATAACTTCTTCTAAACTGCCTTCGCCTATTGGCGCTTCGATAACCACTTCGTCGTGGATATGGGCAACAATCTTGTAACCTGCTTTTGCTAGCCTCAACATCGCTGCTGCTAAACAATCTCTTGCCACAGCCTGTACAATGTTTTCGACGAGCTTTCCGCCATAGGTTTCAACTCTGCCCCATGTATTCTTAACCTGATCCATACCGTCATACTCAATCGATTCACTACCGAACCGGTTAAGTCCGAGCCGAGGCCTTGCATAGGCAAGTCTTCGACCGGACGGTAATTCGATGAACAGGAAGCCTTTCGATTTAAAGAATTTAATATTGCCTTGTCTAATTCGTACTGGTTCTCCTGTTCTCACTACTTGCTTTGCTGCGCTGTCTGCATCTTTCCAAAATCTCGTAATTCGTGGGCTAGCTTGTCGCCATGCTTCGATGATGCCAGGGAGTTCGCTTTCTGGAATCTCGCCTTTAGTGTCCATCGCTTTCATAGCACCTACACCGCCACCATACCCTAGCGCTAACTCGGCCACTTTACCTTTTTGTCTAAGGTGCCCGTTAACTCCGTGCTTCTCGACTGGTACGTGGAACATGCTTGATGCGGAAGCGCAATAGATATCTCCACCTTGGGCGAATACATCTTGGCGCCACTGCTCGTGAGCAAGCCAGGCGATAACACGGGCTTCAATAGCACTAAAGTCAGCTACAATGAATCGGTGCCCATCCTCTGCTACTAAAGCGGTACGTATAAGTTGCTTGATCACGTCACCAGGGTTTCCGTATAGTAGGTCTAGCATTTCTACGTCTCTACTTTTAAGTACTTCCCGAGCTGTGTCTAAGTCTTCTAGGTAGTTACGAGGGAGGTTCTGTAGTTGTACTACACGACCCGCCCAACGACCACTTCGCATAGCTCCGTAAAACTGAAGCATACCGTGGATACGACCATCTGAGCATACAGCGTTTTTCATGGCCAAGTATTTTTTGATGGAGGAGTTACCGAGCACCTGTCTATTTTGCAGTACCTTGCGAACATCAGAGGGGATATCCTGTGCTAAGAGGTTTGATACATCGTCTTTTCGCATTGTTTCTAGATCATATCCTAGTCTTGCCGTTAACCACTCTTTAAGTTGCATGGTACTGTTCGGATTCTCTAATCCTGTTAATATCTTGGATGACTCGGTAGCTTCTTCCACGATTTCGTCGTTGCAGGCAAGCGCCGCATCGACGAGTTCCATATCTACTTTCACACCTCGCCAGTTTATATCCTGGTCTAGTAACCAGTACTCATGCTCGATGGCAGGTGGCTTAAGCGAAAGTAAGCGTTTACGAATTGCCTTTTCTACTACCACGTCCTGGCGGTTGTACTCAATGTATTCCGCCCATTTTTCAGGCGCATCCTCTGGCATATTTCGTGTCTTAGGATTCGTCTTAGTTGGTTTTCGTGGTACAGAGAAGAACTGGATAAGGCGTTTACCTCTTGAATCTTTTGCTTCGCCTAATTTCAAAGCCTTAGACACATTATCGAGGCTCGCAGGTAAGCTACAGTACAAAGCTAGTACAGAGGTACATTCCCAGTTCGTGTAATCCGCATCAGGGTAATACTTTTTAAGGCATAGCATTTCAAATGCTGCGTTAAAGGCGGTCTTTGTAATTTCCTTGTTATACAAAGCGTCCACCACCCTTTCGGGTAGTGGACGCTTTGTCATATCAATTACTTCGACCGGTTCGTCATCGAAGCTATAGGCAAAGAGCAGTATTTCAAATGTCTTATCATCAACGTATCGCTGCGCCCCATATTTAATTGGGCAGTCAGAATACGTTTCCACATCAATACTGAGCTCCATATATGCCTCCTTAGATTAAATCATCATCGTCTAGGTCGCCTAAATCGTCATCCCCGAAGTCGCTAGCAGATACGTGAACACCACCTAGGCGGTCACCATCTTTAACTTTACGAACACCATTTAGACCAAAGCCTACGCCTTTCTTACCGTTAAAGTTGTAAGCGAATACAGAGAGCGCTACCTGCGCATATACACCGGAGTAGATTTCTTCTTCAATGTCGAATTGGTCCATCTTGATTTTGTCACGAGTGAATACGATAGGTTGTTTATCGCTATTCGCATTGATGAAGAACTTGCCAGCATATGTTTCAGGTTGGTCTGCTACTGCTTCGTCTGTATCACCATCGCGTAAGTTCAATTTAAGGTATGCTGCTTTACCTTCCACCTTAGCGACTGCCTTTGGGTCAGCCTTAAGGTCTTCGATAGCACGTTCAAATGCTTTGATTGTCTTCTTATCTGTTTTATCGATAATGATTTGAGAGCTGTATTTTGCTTTGCCGTCGTCGTTTTTACGAGGTTGAGCGATGTTAGCATAAGAAAGTCTTACAATTCCAGTTGTTAATTTAGCCATTGTTACGGTCTCCTTCTTTAAATGAATTATTTGTTAGCTTCTACTTCAGTCATTAATTTGTTTACGAGTGCTTCAAGTTTACTGATGCGGCTATCTTTATCTTTAGCTTCTGCCAAATAATCAGAACCTTTACCAGTTTTGAATGCTACGTTTACGGTGTATTGGTTCTCACCACCTAACGTAGCGCCAAAGCCAAGCATGATACGTTCATTAGGTCTAGCGAATACGCCGAGCGCTACTGCATTACTGTTACGGTAATGACCGTAACTTACAGCGTAGCTGACTTTGTCATTTCTGTTGAAATCGAGTGGATGCAAGCCAGCAAGTGCTGCGGAGCTTGCGCCTAATTTGTTAACACGTTGGCCAAGATTGTTGACTTTGTTGTTAATGTCATTAGCTAAGCCCAAAGAACGATTTTCTAAAGTCGTGATACGCCCTTCGTGGTTATCCGCTACCTTTTCAAGTACACGGATATCAGCTGTATTAGTAGCTACCTTTTGACCTAATGTATTAATCGCATTTGTATTACCATTGATGCGGTTAGTATTGTTGGCGATTGCAGTAGTATTACCTGCGATAGCTTGTTCATGATCGTTCACTACATCGCCGAGCATGTTCAAACCGATTGCCACATCTTTAATGTTTTGCTTGTTTTTGCTAATTTGTTTAGCGTTTGTTTCGATTTCATCAATCGCAGCGAATAGCTGGGAGCCGTTCACAGCGTCTAATGAATCAGCGGAGATTTGACCGGCGCTAACATTCGTAAGTTGGCGGTTGTACTGAGTTACTCCGCCTGCACCTGCACGGGCTTTAGAACCAAAACTTACTACGCTTGCCGGTTGTTCTCCGGCAAAGATATGGCGAGAGCCATTAATGGTGATGCCGTCAACGCCCACGGCGCTATCTGTAACGGAGTTCGTTCCGATTGCCACCGAATTCGCTTGGTCAGCAATCGTGTTGTTACCAAATGCAACGGCGTCAGTGGCTAAGGATTTGGCATGAGTACCAAATGTAAGAGCACCTTGACCATTAGATTCTGAATTAGAACCAAATACAAGTTGTTCCTTTTGGGAACCAATTTTATTGTTGTACCCAACTACAGCGGACTGCCCGCCAGCAACAGTACCGTTGTTAGCACCGATAACCACAGTATCAGCGCCTGTAACATTATTGGTTCTGCCTAATACTACAGAAGACTCGCCAGATACGAACGCTCCGTTACCGATAGCTACGCTGTCATAACTGGAAACTCTGGCTTGGTTACCGATGGCTACTGTGTACTCCACCAAACTCTCGGCATGAGAACCAAAGGCGAAGGAGTTACGACCTGCTGCAGTAGCGTTATTACCGCCTGCGAAGCCATTTTCACCAGTTACAGTATTATTTGTACCGAACGCTAACGCATTATTTGCATCGATGTTGTTTTGGAAGCCCCATACTGCGGAGCTTGTAGACGTTGCGGAGATAGTATTATCTGTACCGCCTACTGTGTTATTACTAGTTGCGCCAACTACGTTTACTGCTAACGCGGAAATTGCTAGTGCTGTTGTTAAAGTTTTATTCATCTCTTATACCTCATCTTCAAATTCATTCATCATTGTTTCAACTGTATTAATTGCTGGGCGTTTATCGCTTTCCGGTACAAGTGTAGGCTTGCCCTCCGGTTTATCGATATAGGCTTCTAAGTATTCGGCAACGCCCTTTTTACCGAGTACCTTTTGTAGATTAGTGATACCTTCGAGTTCTCGAGGCTTGAAGATTTCCTCTTCCTTGTAGCCGTTATCGAGTAACGTTTTAGCTGCAGCTTCCGGATCCGTAATTGTACGTCTTGATGTACCTTCTACTAATTTATATCCAGGCCATTGCTTTTCGCCCGATAAGGCTTTCTCGTAAGCGAAATCATACACACCTTTAATCCACTTCGTGATTAAATCTTTCATCGCTAGGATGTCAGATACTTCACTGTCAGTGAGTAATTGATTGAGCTTGCCACCATTCTTGTAGAATGTAGCAAGGCACGTATCCGCTAATGCTCGGCAGGTGTGCCGTGCTTTACAGAAATTGCAGTAATCGCAAGGCGTACATTCGCCGATACCTTCCCAGGCACGTTGTGCAATAGGTTTGATATCTTCGCCCCAATCTAGTAATTCTTCGAGCGCCATTTCATCGGTAGACTCACTATCGAGTCTTGGCTGAACGATCGTCATACGAACGGTTTTAATGTCGTACAAGTACTCGTTAACGTCGTAAGCACCTAATGCATAGAGTCTCATTTGTGTGTTTTCGACGGCACTAACAGGAACGCCTTTGCCATACTTCAGGTCAATCACTTCCAGGATGCCATCGGCTACGATTACCATGTCACCGGTGCCGAAGCCCTCAGGTACCCATCTGGAGAAGTCGAGCCGTGCTTCAATCATGGCTTCCGCATCAGAGGAACGAGCACGAGCTTCGTTTACCTTTTCTTCGCAGATGTCAACATATCGGTTAACCGCTTCTACCATTTCAGCGGAGTAGTCGTCTAGCTTAGGGGCTTTTTTGCCTTCAAGCTTATGCCGAAGAATTGCTTCTGCCAGGTCGTGTGCTACGGTACCTTCCGCAGCATAGGGCGATTGTTCATCAGGGAACATCGCTTCGAGTCTTGCCGAAGGAGTACATACTAGCCACCTGGCACTACTTGATGCACCTAGTAAGGCGTGTTTCTTAGCCACGGCTATTCACCCATTCCATAATCTGAATACGTTGTTCATCGGTAGCAGATGTTACCTTTTCAGCGCCGATACTATCTAAGAAGGCTTTGAATTCGCCTTTAGCTTTCGTTTTATCAGTAGCTTTCGCCATTACGTCTTTCACTGCTTCACGGGTTGCTTCAAGGCTCGGTACTTCTTTTTCAGGTTCTACTGTAGGCGCAGGTTCTTCTTCCTTAGGAGCTGGTGCTTCTTTAACAGGTTCAGGAGCTTCTTCTCTAACTGGTTCAGGAGTTTCCTTCTTAGCAGGTGTTTCTTCTTTAACTGGAGCACCTACAATAGATTGATATAGGTCTTTCACTTCTTGTTCTAATTCAACTGCTTTATCAACTGTGATTTTTAACTCGATCATTGTTCTATTCCCTTTCGGTTTAACTATGTGATATACTTTAAATGGATATTTTTCTATGCGCCCTTTAGCATTGCCGTGCTTTGGGGTGCTTTTTTTTGTGCCCAGGTGCTCGCACTCATCAGGAATGCAGTAATCTCTATTAGGGCACGTTGTACAGTCTCGCAATGTCCTCACCTCTTTTCACTAGGCACGTTTGGATAAACGTGTTATTCTATTTACACAAGGGTGTATGTCTTTACAGTTATCGCACACTATACGAGGCTTGCCTGTTAAGTACGACCAATTTGTGTAAGGACTTTTAATCCTTTTATTACAGAAGGAACATCGTTTATCGTTCATACTCTTTTAGCTCCTCAATCCAGTAACCAGTGAGTAACCAAAGAGTGATACCTAGTAACCCCTGGCACATACCAGTCCATAAATCAATGCGGTCTATTTCGATAGAACCGACAGTGCCTACTACTAATATGGCGGCAATAATGCGAAGCACATAAACTACTTTCATCATGTCTACTCTACTCTCCTATTCGTGCCTGGCATCGTTTGGCAAGCCAAGCATTAAACGAATCAACGTGGATAAGGCGTTTACCTCCACGCTTACCGATTTTCATGGACGGGAAGTCAAAATCTTGCGCCCATTCTCGAATAACGGCTTGTGGTACGCTAGCAAGCTCTGCAGCTTCCGCCACCGTAATACACATCTTATTCATATGCACCTCCTAGAATGCTAGAAGCACCAGGGATAACATCACGAATAAACTTATACCTGCGGACAAGCCGAGTGCTAAAATCCATAAACAACAACTAGCTAGTTCTAATAATTGTTTTTTATTCATAGCTACCTCCTATCTAATTTAGGGTTGTAGTAATCGGTTTCCCAAAAGTCGTGACTTTCGTTATCATCGACACACAACGCATAGCAGATACCAACGACTGTCGACATTTGCACTGACTTACCTTTGATAGCTCGGTTTAACGTATCCATCGAGATTTCAGCTTGTTTGATCAGTGCCGTCTTAGTCATGCCTAACTCGTTCATGCGTTCCGTAATGGATTCGCCGAACATTCTGATTACGAATTCTTTCATAACCTATCCTCCTATTTATTATTCAGCAGTTTTCGAGTAAACTCGAAAGCCTTGCCAAAAAAAATTAATCCTTTAGGTATGTGGTAAGTATTTTCTATCTTACACACCTTCGCATAGGGTATCCGGGAGCTATCTTTTTCCCACTTCGCTAAAGTTTGGGGATGAACTCCTATCTTTGTCGCGGCTTCAGCTTGGGTCAAGCCCGCGTTGACTCGTGCCGCTTCTAAAGTTACGAGATATTCTTGCATTAGATTCACCTCCTTATCGGCTCGTCGTTATTCCTTAGCTTGATTTCAGTTTAACTCGAATTAAGCCGAAAAACAAGGGTGTAAAAGTTTAAGTTTGTATATAATTTGTTTAAATTTATAGACTTTTTGTTTAATAAACTCGAATTTTTTATTGATTATCTCGAATTTATACGATAAAATAGTGATATGAGGAGTTTATAATTACTTAATTAAGAGGTGACAAAATGGCAAGGCCGGAAACAACAGACTTCGATAAAGAAATATTAAAGCAAGTCTCTATAAATTTATCTAGACTTATACGTCAAAAAGGATGGACAAAGAAAAGGCTAGCCGAAGAGTCTGAAATCAAGCCGTCTACATTATCAGGGTATTTTGGTGAGAAATACAACATCAGCCCTGGGAACTTGCAAAAATTAGCTGATACATTAGGCGTAACCAAGGGCGATATAGACCCTCGCTATAACATAGACGGCGAGCAAATAATGGATTTTCTTAACTATGTCCATAAGATGAAACCAATAGACTTATCTATCGGCAACAATGCCGAGCCCGATTCTGGGCAATACTGGTTTTACAAGAATACCGATCTGTCGTTGGCTGATATTAGACACTCCAATTCTGAGGCAATTAAAAAGGTTATAAAAAATAAGCAGCGCAAGGAGGCCCCAATCAAATCTCACCTCTCTGCTATCCAAGATATAGATATAGATTTATTACGAATAGAGGCTAAATACTCCAAAAAAGCGCTCACTAATTATATTAACTCCGCAAACGAGCTTATTAGTATCATTAGTAAATTCACCCAAAGGGAGGAGATTCGACAACTATCCTCACAAATAGAAAATTCATTAATTACGGCGGACGCTATCAAAAGAGAGTACGAGGAGCTTTATAAATCACATGAAGGAGATAATTGCTTAACGCAATCGGAAGGCCTCGCAGCTAATAATAGCGATATCTAATCACGCATTATTAGGGATTATAAAAAGGCCTCCTACCCTACTATGGGATAAGAGGCTTTGTGATAAAGTAAAAGGCCCTCACTTATAAGTGAGGGCCTATGTAGGGGGAAAATATAATTTCCTTTAATTCTTTTCTGAGAGACGAACATTCCGTTCACGATTATGTCTCTACGCATTTATTATGTTTACAAGTCGAGTATACCAAATACTTGTCATCCGTGTCAACGGAAATAGGAGGAATCAAGATTGAGAACAACTAGAAAAGGCGTGCCAATTATAAAATTACCTAGAACTTTATCTTTTAAAAATAATAATATTGTTGACTTCAATGCCTATCTATCCATCTTTGATTGGAATTTCGAAGGACCTTCTATAATCATTGACGGCCGCGCGTGTATCAGTGCCAATTATCAAGCGCTATCCCTACTCATTCAGTATCTATGGTTTTTAAAAAGCAAAGGAACCTATATATACTTTAACATTGATGGGAATACAGCATTACGAAAAATGTGGCAGCGTATCGGCGGAAGTGGTTGCTATAAAGTATTAGAAGATAGTAATGAAAACTTCAACACCGTTTACGACAAGCCTATGTTTGCCATTAGAAATCAAACAACAGACGTATCTTCGGCTATTGGCAAAATACTACAATATACTTCACAAATTGATATGGATCTCATATCCGGACACGAAGATACTTTACGGTATATTGTTTCCGAGCTATTATATAACACTTTAGAACACGGATATAATCCACAAATTCCTTCTTTACTACAATTCAACTGGTACCGTGATAAAAATCAATTATCGTTTATCGTAGCGGATTTAGGCGTGGGTATTAAACGCCACTTAGAACAAACATATCCTCCATTTTCTTCCGATACAACAGCTTTAGAAGAAGCTATAAAACCGGAAATATCGGGAACATTTGGTGCTCCAAAGGGCCCTTATAGCGCACAAAATAACGCTGGCATGGGGCTATTCTTGTCATCAAATTTAGGTAAAAAACTGGAAGCCGATACCTATATAGTTTCCGGTACAGGGCTTTTGCACATCTCCCCGACGGACATCACTTCAGACACTTTACGACGTGCGTGGCCAGGTACATTCGTCTACATGACAATAGGATTTGATAAATTTAGATCGTTTAATTTTAGTAAAGAGCTAGAAGACTTACGAGCTAGAGCAAAACAAGAAGTAGAGGCCCGCAATAATAAGCCAACAGAAGTAGAAATAACGATAGATATGAATAACTATTGTGGAGAAAATTGCGAAGTCAAATATGAAGCTATTAATAGGCGAGACAAACAGATTCTACCGGCTTTAGCAAAAGGCCAAACTGTCGTATTAGATTTTTCTAATGTTAAAACCGCCACTCACAGTTTTCTTGCGGCGTTACTGGTTACACCAATAAGAAGTGTAGGCATAAAAGCGTTTAAATTAATCAAAATAAAAGGAGCCAACCCTTCAATTAGAGCGACTATTGATTTTATATTCGATAGTTATACATCGGTCGAGTAACGAGGAGATGAATTATGGCTAAAAAACGAACCGATGGACGCTACCAGGTATCAAAGACGATAAACGGTAAGCGTAAATACTTTTATGGTACTACCAAGAAAGCTGCCATAGAAGCTATGGAGAAATACATAAATACAAATCAAGCATGTGCTAATTTCGACGATACTATTTCATTAAATACCTGGATTAATATATGGTTACAACTAAAACAAAAGACCATAACCCCTGCCACATATCAAAGCTATACAGGAATTATCAATCGCTATATCAGAGATAAAATCGGAGGCGTAAAGTTAGCCGAAATTAAACCTAATACATTACGGCATGTATTTGAATCAATGGATGGATTGTCATCAAGGACTATATCCTACACCATGACAATTCTAGGATCCATATTAGAGCAGGCGGTAAAAGATGACATTATCCCTAAAAACTATATGAAAAACATAGACCGACCAAAACAGGTTAAAGTCCGTCATATGGTAACGTTATCTGCAGATGAAGTAAAAGATTTCTTATCTAATATACCAAATACAGAACATCATGCGCTATTTAAATTAGCATTTGCAACGGGTATGCGTCGGTCTGAATTATTAGGCTTACGATGGTCGGATATCGATTTTAAGAAATCAACTATATCCATTTCACAAACAGCCCTCAAAATCGGATCTACGGCAGTTATATCCAATACAACTAAGACCACATCTTCAAAACGGATAATTGCCATTGATACGGAAACACTCCAGGAGCTTATGAAGCATAAGACGGTCATAGACAAGCGTAGAATTAAAACAATGAACTGGATTAATAATAACCTTGTATTTCCTGGCATAAAAGGCGGACCTCGCTGTCCTGATGAAGTCAGCAAGTTATGTAAGAAATACGCCAATTTAATCGGTAAGCCATCTTTTACCATGCATGGTACTAGACATACCCACGCCACTCTTCTCATTGAAAATGGGGCCAATATGAAAGCCATACAAGAACGTCTAGGGCATGCTTCATTCCAAGAAACGATGGATACCTACTCACATGTGACACCTAAAATGGAAGATGACATCGTAGAACGTATTTCTAAAATATTCTGATGTCAAAATGATGTCAAACCACGCAAGATTTTATGATGTCAAACAAAAATAAGGGCTTACAGAATTACCTGTAAGCCCTTATTTAATCAGCTTGGTGCGGTTGGAGGGACTTGAACCCTCACGAGCGTACGCTCACCACCCCCTCA